CTGTAGCCGTTAGGCTGCGCTTAGATGATTTGTCATAGAAGAAGTTCTTTTGTGTGAACTTCGTTGATCCTTTGCCTGACTTCTTGTCAAACTTCTTATTGGTAGCTCTACCGATGACACCTGTGCCTTTCTTATCCTTGGTCAATTCATAGGCCAACTGATTCAGCGTCTGACTGGTAGCAAACGGAATCTGTTTCTTCTGCGTTCTGGATAGGTCTTTTGTGACCTCTTTGATGTTGCTTCTTAGATCAATCTTCATCAGCGAGTTCCTGTATCTCAGTGAATATCTCTTGAGTTGCTAGATATAAATAGCCGATCTCAGCCATTAGATGCTGCACGTCATAAGACTTCTCACCTGTGTAGCATAGATCCCATTCAACAAAATCCTCTTGCTCACGCTGAATTAAGAACTTAATGTATGTGATCTTGCCTTGTCTCGCATCCTTCAATAGTTCCTTCAGGCATTCTTCTACCTCGTTGCCCGTGAACTGGGTCACTGTTCCCATAGTAATCCTTGAGCATATTCGCTATGTATCCTTCGATGAATAATAGCACAAAGATCGGGAATGCTAGGATCGCGGTGATTGTGAAAACAATACAAGAAACGGCGTATAAAACAGCGATAATTTTATTCATGGTCTTCCTCATAACTCCAATCACAGTCAGTGCATTCAGTTCTTGCCCACGTTCCCAAGATCTTAACCGCTGGCTCACCACACATCGGGCAAGTAATTTCGTTCCAAGGCGCATTGGGATCTTCCCAAGCCCCAGCAGGATAGTTGCTCATACGGCCTTCCTCCAACTCCCAGCAGTCCTAAGATGCTCAGGCTTTGGCCTCTTGACTATCGGGATGTCTCTAGGCGCTATCTCATGCACATCGTGCGCGAACTCCATCGCCATGTGCAAGGCATCCATAAGCTCGTCAGTCTTACGGTTAAACTGCAAGACCTCCCACTCAAACTTGGAATTCTTAGACCACCAAGATCCTTGAATGCCTGTCACTGATTGGGCTGTACGTTCAGCTTCCTTCAAAGTGGTAGACAGACCACCGTACTCAGCGCCGTCAGATGGGTTGGTGAACCGATACTTGATAATCCTCATCGTTCATCCTTCTGTAGCTTATCCAATAAAGACAGGACATCTGGCAAAACCTGCTTGTGGTACTCGTCCACATAGTCAGGCCCGTAATAGTCCAAGACCTTAATCAAGGTCATCCATGCCTCAAGCAGTTCAGTTCTCGTTGGCTGCATCTTGTTCTCCGTTTGGTTTCCTAGACCCCGCAGGGTTTCGACCTTTACCAGAGGTCTCGTCAGTAGGATTTAAGCTGTCGCTTTTTGCGGTATCTTTTCAACTGATGGAATAACGCTTGCGAATGTTTCTAGTTCTTCTTGCGTTGATCCCATGACCCAGATCGTGCTGTTGAAGTTTGCAAGCTGGTATCCATCTTTGAGCCAGACCATGTATTCTTCTTCAGCATAATCAATATCCAGAATATATTTCTTGTATTTTCCTGCGGCCTTCATGATATCGGCCTCGGTGATCTCGTCTTCGTACATTGTTGCTACCTCCTAGCTGGTTTTGGGGCCGAAGCCCCGTTTGATATTATCTAGCGACAAAATCGATGATTGTAATGTTGCCTCGAAAGTCGCAAGAATATTTCAAAAGCGCGAATTTAACGACTTCGGCTAATGCTGATTCTCGGCCTCCGATTTCAGGGCGTACCTTCACAACTGTAGCCTCACCGATAACCGTTGACCCGTCTAAGCGAGTTGGGCCTTGATGAAGAAGATGACAAAAGAAGTATTCGTCATCAGCAACTTTGTCGAAAAACCCATCTGAAATTAAAGACGATGTTTCGCAAAAATGAGCCAAAGCCTCGTAAGCGGCATCAAACTTTTCTTCGGTAGTAGTGTTGTTCATGTTCGTTTCCTCGTTTGCGTTGTTGTTGGTATCTATTATATACACCTCAACATCATTGTCAACACTTTTGTTTACTATTATCGATTAATTTATAGAACAATTTGGAATAACTAATCACGGTCTAATAACTTAACCCGTTCCTTCGCCAGCTTATAACGCTTCTGATCGTTCCAAGTGATACGACCGCCTTTCTCTTTTTCCATATCGTATATCGATATGAAATACAGATCTTCCTTGGCCTTCTCAATCACACTTGACGGAATAGCTCGGCGCGCGCCTTGCTTCTCAAACAATACATTCGGACTTAAACCCAGAGCATTCACCACTTCCAGACCTGAAGCCTGACAACTGAAACAGTGGATCAAAACCTTCCCATCCCGCTCCGTCAGGGTCATTGACGGATTGTTGTCTTTGTGCACAGGACAGCAGGCCCAAGTCTTACCGCTTACAACTTTGACTTTATCCAACCTAGGCAAGATGTCTTTTAACACGGCGCGCTTTCCTTATATTTAAGTGAATGATGTGGTTCTTCACCGATTCGCTGATTTCCTTAACTGGCTGCGGATTGATCTTGTTAGGCCAGACCCCGAACTTTCCTCGGTAAGCCCAAGATGCCCATCCTGGCTTGAAGCCTTTCTTCCTAGCGTAGAACTGGAACTCACCAAGCCACTTAGACTTTTCTTCGCCAGAAAACTCCTTGTTGGCCTTCTTTAGCTCCTTCAGTTCTTGATCGTCAGTCTTCAAAGTCTCCTTCGGCGGTCGTTGATACCCGCAAGCGCAAGTGATCAAGAAATGCTGAAAACACTGCGGGCATACCGATGGCATGATTTCGTCTTTGTCTTTCTTGACCAATGAGCTTTCCGAATACTCCTGAAGACCGTCATGAAGACTTTCAGGGACTATAAATTCAGGAAAGCCGTGGGTCTCGACGTTGCCAGCGTGATCTAGGTAGATCGCTTCTGTCTTACCTTCGCACGTTCTCATTATCCTACCCGCCCGTTGGATGAACGCGATCTTCGACTTGGTAGGAAAGCAATCAATCAACGTGGTGACTTGTGGCGCGTCATACCCTGTGTTTAAAAGACGACTACATGACAGAATCTGAAACTCACCTTGATCGTGAGCATCAAAGATCATTGTCCGATCTTCCTGCTCCATATACCCATCAATATGCTCGGCAGTAAATCCTTCTTCTCGGAACATCTCGACCAGCTTCTTTGAATGCTTAATCGACGGACAAAACGCTATCGTTTGACCTTTGCCAAACTTCCTGAAGTTCTCCACAATATCACCGACCAGCTTCTGATCATTCTCAGTTGCATCAGCAAGACTTCTAGGATCGTAATCCATGCCGCCAGTAGACAACCTCTTATTCTTCACGCCTTTCAGATCAGCCCTGTTCCCACCGAAGTATTTGACAGGACACAAATAACCTTGGTCTAACAACTGACTCGGCGTGATCGGAACCACTAGATCAGAGTAATGCCTTCCCAGTCCTTTCGAGTATGGCGTTGCACTCAACCCGATAAAGATGCTTTTGGAGTAGTCCTCCATCAGCTCAGTCGTGGTTTGGTAATGGGTATGGCACTCATCCACAACCGCAACGTGAAACAAAGGCTTGTACCGTCTCCTAGCAATTGTCTGGATCGACGCAATCTGAATCTGAGCATTCGGATTCGTTCGCCAATGATCCGCCTGAATCACTCCGCAAGATATCCCTGCTCGGTCGAATTCCTCCAAAGCCTGATCGACCAACTTAACCCGATCACAAATCAAGATCCCCAGCTTGCCGTTCTTCGCAGTGTTCTTCAGGATCTCCATCGCAACCCTAGTCTTGCCAAATGAACAAGGCGCTGCCAAGACTAACCTAGAATTACCTTTGCGGATCGAATGCTTGAGCATTGTGATAGCTCGGTCTTGATGCGGTCTAAGACTCACGGCATCCACCTAACCGAATCAGCGATGACCACCATTAAAGGTTCAATATCATCTTCGTTAGGTTCTCGACCAAATGGCGTTCCTCCGTCAATAACCCCCATGACCTTTGCAGAACGCTTGTAGCCATCGTGCAAAACCGCATAACCCCATGCGCCTTCTTTCCGAAATATAAAATAAGACGGAACGCCAGAGCATTCGGATAGGTTTATCAATTCCATGTACTTGGGGACATTCAGAAATAAATGAGGTTTGCCAGTGTACCACTTACACTCTGCCCAACCTGCCAATAGTCCTTTACCACCACCTTGATCGTGGTAAAACCAGCCGTCGATTCGATACTTGTTGGTATTTGGGTTTTGCTTATAACTCAGGCCAAGATGTTTGGCCATTACCTGTAACAGTCGTTCTTCCCGTTTTCTGTCGTCGGGCGTTTCTCGTTTTATAATCATAGCTTCCTCCAAAGCATTTATTTTAGGCACACTTCGACTTTTTCCCTGTTGCAAGACACAAGCATACAGATCGTTAGTCTGGTTAGCTCTGGCGTGTCTACATCCGAAGATGCGGTACTCATATCCTTTCGGTTTCTGGCTAGGCGCAACCCTAACCACCTCACTTGAGGCCTGTTGCATTTTGGGACGTAGATCGGGACAAGTCGTCAGTCCTAACATCTGTCTACGGATTACCGCTATTTAGATTGGACGCACGGTTTAGCGCCACTGTCCGTTAGCGGGGTATTCAATGAGGATTGCTAGTATGGTAGGATATAACCCGTGTCGGTTGTTACACGGTTAACGCCAAACAGCAATCGGACATTAAAGGGGTTGTGGAGCCCCGCCGACACACTTACTATATTCTAGTTCGTAACCTCAAGCAACTTATTTAGATACCACTGAGCTTTCAGCAGGTCTTCGCTGGCGTTGTTCTTGTACTGGTGCCTGTGTAGGTACTTGATCGTGTTCCCCAGACAGTACGCCCCAAACTCGTCTCCTAGCTGCTGCTGGATGTA